AATCAAGTGTTCTTCGTCAGAATCGCGAGCTTCCCATGTAAGTGCTTGGAAGGCTACCATTGTGTAATCAATGTTCGAAAATTTTAATATACTTTATTAGTAAAAATGTCTGCCGCTTTGATTGACCTTGTATCTAAAGGTGCCCAGGACGTCTACATCACTGGTAAACCTGAAGTAAGTTTCTTTCGTCAAAACTACAAGCGACACACTAACTTTTCTATGAGACCAGAACGCGTCGACTACATTGGTACATTTGGTGCCTCTAATGAAATTACTGTTCCACTTCGTTCAAAGGGAGATCTCCTAAGCTATGTTTGGATTGAAGCTGAGGGTATTGCCTTACCAGGTGGTAATAACGCCATGTTTGACACTTCGGCTTCTAATCCCACCACATTCCAATTGTGGATCGGTGGTCAGAAAGTTTGCGAACTTGATTCCCTCTTTGTTCAGGGTGTCTACAACCCACTTTACAGTGAAAATTCAGCCAAGGCGACTATGAGACACACCATAGAAACCGCACAACTTAACTCCAATGGTGATCATTTTATGATTCCATTCTTCTTTGGTGAAGATTGGACTAAGTGCCTCCCACTTGTGGCGCTTCAATATCACGAAGTTGAACTTCGTATAAAGCTTCAAGATCAATACACTTTGGTAGGTACCCCCAAAATTTACGCCAACTACGTATATCTCGATACAGACGAACGCAAGTTCTTCACCGATAACGAACACGAAATTCTTATTACCCAAACTCAATATCAACCAGGCTCCCAAGCGGACACCGAATTTGATCTTACTTATTTCAATCACCCAGTAAAGGCTATTCACTTGGTCGCGGGTAATATTAATAATGCCGATTGGGAAACCAATTATACATTCGGTACATCTTCACTTTACATCAACGGTACCGCTCTTTCCGAAAATATGTCAAACATCTACCACCACGACGTTGTTCCAGAGATGCATTGCTCAGCTCTTGGTGTTGATAGTCTTGTTCAAGACAGTGTTTACACATGGCCATTCTGTATGTCATTGCCAAAGTCTCAACCAACTGGTTCCATCAACTTCTCACGAATTGATAACGCTAAGTTGGTTCTCAACAATGTGAGATCTGCAGATTCTTCCAAGCCCGCGCGTGTCTACGCAGTCAACTATAACGTTCTTCGTATCAAGAACGGTATGGCTGGTGTTGCGTTTGGTAATTAATTTAAAAAAATAAACCGTGTAGATTATAACCATGGACAGAGTTCCAATTAAACTCATCTCCAATGCGAATGCGAGAAATCGCCTCTTAGAATTGAAGGGAGAGAATAATAAGATTGATAAACATGATTACATTGAAAGTAGGATGAAAACAAATAGGACTGCGAGATATCTTATGGCTATTGAAGATGCTTCAGAAATCGCCAAACAACTTATTCAAGCTCGTGGAATTTTTGAAAAAATTGCAAATGATATCAAGAAAGAATCTGGATTTGATTTTAAATTTCAATGTCAACGAACCTCTAGTATGATTAAACCTACTCGCAATCGCAATGGTATTAAATATATACACATAGATCACACCTATCCAGATGGTAGTGGTCATTACGCACTCGCGAGGGTTCATCACAAATCCAAAGAAATCAAGTTGTTTAATTCTATGGGTGGTAACAGGAGTGAATTTCGAAATGAACTCAAAACTGTATATGGAAAACAATATAAGATAATTTCTCCAAACTCGACATACCAACCTACGGGTGGATTTGTGACTACGGGTGAACATGCATATAAAAAATTATTGAAAAATACAAAGATTACTATAAGAAACAAAAAGGTTCTTGAAAAATCATTTGAAATCTCACAATATGACGAATTATCACAGCATCACTTTTGTTATATAGAATCTTTCATAGCTATGATGCATGATACAATTGGTACACCATTAGGTCCTAAAGATCCAAGAGAACGTCTTGCGTTTGTGAAGCATGTTGTGTGGGGGCTTATTCATAAATATATACCTCGTTCGGAAAGAAATACATTAAAATGGAAATACTTTGAGACAAACTTTCCATATATTATAAAAATTACAGATAGCGAGGGTAAAAGATTTAAACTTAATCATATAGCACAAATACCAAAACTCGTCGATAAACTAAATACTGAAAATGTGAAAAAAAGATTGACAAAACTAAACCTCACATCGAGTATTGATAGTTCTTGGTCACTTGTAAAAATTATGGAATGGGCACATAAAAATTAATATTCGTATATACAAATGTTACCTGTCATAGTAGCTGGAGTGCTTACAGCTGCCACAGCCTATACCTTCCTTGGTGCTAAATTGATAAGTTCCAAGGAAGCTAAGAAATTGATTCGTTCAGGAAAGATAAAGAGAGTCATTGATGTACGCACAAATGCGGAATATAAAGCTGGTCACTATCGTGGTGCTATACACATTCCAGTGAATAAGATTAATAAGAAGACAACGCGTAAACTTCCAAAGAAGGGGTTACTTGTGTACTGCAATACTGGACAACGAGCCAGGTATGCGGCAGAGACATTGGAGAAATTGGGATTTAAGGATGTGTATTACATCGCCGGTCATTATTCAAGTTTATTTTAGTTTCAAAAGTCTCTCAAGTCTTGATTTTTCCTTATTCATAAAAATAGTAAAAGTTACATAATCCCCAATAAGGTGTACTTCACCGTGATTAGAATTTGCATACTTATGTATTTGCTCAACACGGATCATATCAACAAGAGACATTTTTGTCTTTGGCACCTTACTATAATGTATAGCGAGAACTGCGGCATCTCGTTTAGTCTCTTTAGGAATCGTATCTTCTTCGTGACATATAATCACATGAGACCCGGGGTATCCATTTGCATGCATCCACCATTCCTTTGGGTAACTTGACATTGTCAGATTATCGTTATCTTTGGCATTTTCACCAACCTTAATTTGAATACCATCAAGTGATGTATATGTCTTCATACTCAAACTATAATTATAATCTTTAACAATTATAACATGAACAATAACGATAATGTTATGATTGGTAGTCCAGGGAATCGTGCAACTTTTAATACCACAAATTATAATGAAGCCATTCGTTTATTTGGATCACCCTCATTTCAGAGAAGATTGCGTGGAAATGCTCCAAGAAATCGCTACAACTCAAACTCAAACTCAAATAATATCAACCCAAATAACCTCCGACGCATGCGAACAGCGCGCATGACTTTTGGTGTGAATGGAGGAACAGCTGCACGTCGTCTTAACTTTGGTAACAATAACACAAATAGACCAAATGCGTCGAATTATATTAAGAATGAAAAAAGAATGAAAAAGGACGAAAGTGAAAATAAGAAAACGAATAAGATAAAGTGGGAAAAAATGGATGTAAAAGAACTCCCATCGGATCCAATTACATATGAAAACTTCAAGACTGGCGAAAAGGCTGTAAAAATTGACAAGTTATATCTTAATCCAGATTCTTTTCGTAAGTTAGCGCGTATGTCTATGACTAAAGCTCTTAATGCTAATGGTAATATGGTACTGTTCATAAATCCATTCACACGTGGAAAGGTTCGAAAAAACGATCTCAAGTTTGTTATTATTAAGCGCGTCACTAAGCGTTAAAGAAATATATCATTAAAATATTAATGTACGTTGTATTCAGACCCAGTCCATCAGTGGCTCATAAATATAGAGTAATCCTTCCGGATAAAAGAGCTATCGATTTTGGACAAGTAAATGTCGAGGATTATACAGACCATCAAGATCCCCGACGCATGCGTGCACAACTTATTAGGAAGGGTGGGAATGTTCCTAAGAGGTTGAAAATTGAGAGAGACCCCTATGAAATTCACAGAGGTATGTTGATGGTGGATGAAAGTACGACTGAACACTGGGATGATCAATTTCATCGAGATTTCTGGGAAAGATGGATGCTCTGGTCTTACCCTAACATTGAACACGCCAAATTATGGGTTACAATGCGTAAAGGTATATTGTTCATGCCAACACCAGAAGACATGTGGTACAATCCCATAGAGTCTCTATAGATAGAACGTGATTTTCGTATACTTAAGCACCGGTAGAGCCAAATCCGCCAGCACCTCTTTCAGTCTCTTCAACGAGACCAACTTCTTCAACTGGGGGTGTCTCACATCGCTCTAACACGAGTTGTGCGATACGATCCCCAACTTCAACCTTAAAGTCCTTATCTCCGTGATTGAAGATAACGACTTTGACTTCACCAGTATAGTCTGGATCAATGACGCCAGCGCCAACTTGAATACCATGCTTTACCGCTAGACCGGAACGGGGTGCGACACGTCCATAGACACCCGGTGGTAAAACCATGGCTATACCCGTTCCGATAAGAGCGCGGTGTGTAGGAGGAACCACAACCTCGTCAGTACTGTAAATATCGTATCCAACAGCACCCCCAGAACCACGAGTTGGAAGAATAGCATTTGGAGTAAGTTTCTTAATACGAAGGCTCATTTATAGTATATATGGGTTTGCTGTCTTTATTTGTTTTAAAAAATACCAAATTTCTTTTTACTTGTCATTTTTTCGACGTGATCACAGGGTATTTCTCGCTCAATGAACAACCATAAATTGTATTTCTTACACTTTTCAATGACACTACTTGGATATTTTGAGTGAGATTTACACATTTTTCCATTTGCATATTCCTTATTTAGTTTTTCCAGCAATTCTCCAATTTCTGAAATAGTTCTTAAACCGTCGAGATATTTATAAATTTTAGTAATATTATCTGTGAAAACGTCACGATTAAAGTTTGGCGAACGACATCTCGAACTTTTTGATATAAAAGGTTTATACTTCGTTTCATATTTTTTTACCAAATCTAATACATCTTCTTTTATATTTGAAGTCTCCTCCAAGTAAATTTCAGGTACATCAACCGCTTTATTTACATTTGAAAATGCATTATATATATCGTCTATTGTTGCATTAAATATCACGTCAACGATACATTCTGTATCTGGTGTATATACCATTTTTAAAACTTCTCTTCTATGATTACCATCATAGCAAACTAAACCTTCGTCCTTTGTCTCCGCCAGGTGTAATAAACATGGGAGATAACCACCCATTTTGTAATAATCACACATCTCATCCACACGTTCTTTGTCTGGATTTCTATTTCTTGACCACTTTTTACATAATGGGTCTATATGTTTAAATTTAACTTTGTAACCAACGTGTATACCATTTCTATATAATTCGGTAGCAAACTTTTTAAAAACGCACTCCATTATCATTAGATTGTTCTGTATCTTTAAATAAATTAAGGAAATGATGTATTATATAACAAATGGGCATTGCGTGGGCTATTCATCATCACATCGTTAATGCAATTACCCCTAAAACAGATTATGAAAAACTTAAACGTAAAATTAATAAGACTACGTTGGGTTATGGTACGGCACTCACATCAACATATTTTATCACACAAGGTGCTGAACAAGGTGTATCTGCTGCACTCGGGGTTGCATCTTCTTTGGCATATATAAGTCTTCTTTCAAATCATGTAGATAATATCGAAAATTCATCTATTCAGAAACAGTTATTAGTACCCATATGTACCGCTGTTTTTGAAACAATGTGGAATCATGCACCATTCGGTTTTGATTTTGATTATGGTGCGACTCTAATAGGCTTCCTCGCTTATAAAGTCGCTTTACTCACCGTTTTATACGACGTCGTGAAAGATATGATATTATCAGACATCACAAACGATGTGTATGAAGATTAGCGTTCGCTGTATGATACGTCTTTCCCTTCATTACATAACTATGAACCCTTGCGTATCCCCACGCTTGTGGAGAAGCTCCTGGACGATGCCCAGTTCTCCACGCAGCGAGACCACGATTGTAGATTGTTTCGAGGTTCTTGAGGGGTATCTTTGTAGCCTTCGCTATATCTGGAAGGGACTTTACACCTGGATACTTCTTTCTAAATCTTTGGGTATATGAGGATGTACGCGTCTTAATACCCTTATCAGTCTTGAAGTTGCTGTAATCTTTCTTGAGCATCTTTTTATATCGAGTTTCAACTTCCTGAAGAGTTGTTAGACCTCGAAAGTATTTAAGAGGTGCATAAATAGGTCCTTTTGTTTTACGCAGCTCTCTTACCTTTTTTGAAATTTCCTGATCGCTGAGAGGCATCTTAATTATTATGTAGATTTATTTCAATGAGTTGGGGTAGAGAAAATGCAATTCCAAATGATGAGGTTCCAATGAACACCCTTTGCAATTGTTGTTTTATTGGTATTGTGTTAAGTTTATTGTCAATGGGATTTTTGATAAAAATGCATTTCGCAAATTATTTATGACGAAGATGATTAATCGCTACAAGAATATTTGGATAGATTATGTTACCAAATTTAACACGACCTGACTTTGCCGATACCCATCCCTTGTGTCCATCATAATAACACCTTTGAATATCAACCATTATAAAAAAGAAAGATTATTTTATAGAAAGACAAGATGGGTCTCACAATAATTATGGGAAATATGTTTTCTGGTAAAACATCTGAACTCATCAGACGACTTAAGAGATATAAAGTCATAGGTAAGAAAATTGTTGTCATCAACTCTACAAAAGATACACGTTCCCCTGAAGAAGTCCTAAAGACACACGATGGTGTCGAATTTCCATGCCTCAAAATTGACCATATATCTCACTGTATCATCAGCGAGGCATTTTGTGACGCTGAAATTGTGGCTATAGATGAAGCACAATTTTTTACAGACCTCAAAGACTTTGTGGGTATGTGTCTCTTTCTAAAAAAATCAGTTATCGTGACAGGTCTTGATGGTGATTACAAACAAAGAAAGTTTGGAGAAGTCATTGATTGTATTCCCATGGCAAGTGACGTTATCAAGCTATCAGCTCTATGTATGGATTGTTGTAATGGAACTCCCGGACCTTTTACAAAACGAATCATACAATCGGATGAAATTGAACTTGTGGGTGGCAACGAAAGTTACAAAGCTGTGTGTAGAAGACATTTAGAATCTGTGGATATCAAGAATAAGAACAACTCTTTTCTGAAATCCGCGTTTAACAACGCGATGGATTCGCGAATGGTCAAATAAAAAGTCTTGTCCGGGTTGGTGGCGATGGGGTCCATATTCTGTATACAAGGTACAATCCCTACCACTCTTTATCGTGAGATGATATCGAAGCATTAAATTACTTTCAGCTCTGTGTGCTGGTATAGACATTGGTGCGTCCATTACAGCAAACTTTGCGGTATCCTTATCTATACACGGAATTTGCTCAATTATTTTTTGAATTTCTGGGAAATCTTTGACTTTATAGTAATAGTATTTTTCATTCTTTCGAAACCAAGGGTCGAGCTTATGAAAATAACGTTTCTTTGCGCGTCCAACACCCTTTTCAAACTCTTGTAGAATCTTATTATAGTTTACCTTAACAAACCAAAGATTTGGATAATCGAGAACATCGTATTCCACTTGGTGAAGCATCATATCCACCAGTGTATTTCTCATACCTATAAGGGGGCGCAGCGGCTTCTGGAAATATAACTTATCTATTGGAGATTTCAAATAATCGTGAAGGACCAGAACTACGGGCAACCACAGGATACGCCACATTAATTTCTCAGTATAAAATAAAAATGCCAGGTTACGGCGCAAAGATGGAACGATTTACACCTGAACCCACACAAGAAACTCAACAATTGGAACAACGATTTGTAGCACCAAAGATGACGTTTGTTCAATTGTCTATTCTCGCTATGATTGTTTATTATGCGTGGTCTGTTCGTAAGATGAATAAGGCTGTTCTCTCCACTGCTGCTCTCGCCATTGGTCTTCTTCATATGTATGACCATATGTACCGGGTAAAGCGTGGTGACGAACAACTCTTCTTTATCACCAGTGATAAGAAAGAAGGATACTGTGGCGCCTGCCGAAATTAAATTAATAGTAAATTGTAAGTATGCACGTCAAAATTATTCGTAGCCCTAATCCCAAAAAGAAGTTCAGGGCAATCTTAGAAGACGGCAGGACTGTTGACTTTGGTGCAAGTGGTTATTCAGACTACACCAAACACAAGAATCCTTCGCGTATGCGTTCGTATGTCCTTAGACACGGTGGTCAAATTCCAAGACGTATTATAGCCGAACGCAATCCAGCAATGATACATAGAATGATGCGAAATATCGACAAGAGTGATAAAGAAGATTGGAAAATGAGTGGTATCGATGGGGCTGGTTTCTGGTCACGTTGGTATCTTTGGAGTCAACCAAATTTCGAAGATGTTCGTAAATTTATGACAAAGAGGTTCGGGATTAAATTCGTCTAATAC